CTTGATGGAATCTGGAACAAATGATCTTAAAACGGAAAATTATATCTCCACGCCAAGCTGAGAAAGCACGCGACACCCAACACATGGGGGTCATGGCAATGCCATACGTACCCCCTGTGGATGCCGTTCCCCGGTCATACAACATAGGCGTAACATTACACAATAGGAACTGCGTTCCAACAGTGTCTGTCGTTGCCCACGTTGATGAACAGAGAAAACTCTCATGTTGCACAAGCTTCGCAATAGCCATTTCATCTTCGGGATTCGCACCGATGATGCTCGGATCGACACTAATTTCCCCTTTCGGGTCTAGTGTCATTTTCGAGGTTGGCTCTGACAAGTGAGCAGAAGCCAAATCGTGAAATGGTAAATTTTTCATTGGTTTTACATCTTCAATTACAGGAACATTAGACCATCCAAAAAGTTTTGCTATCTGTGATACTGCTGATGATCCAATTTGCGTTGCAGTCGCGTACTTCCCAATTATAGGCACACTCTTCAAGTGTCCAACCCAGTTAGAAAGAATCGCTGCTGGTGCAGATATAGGCCCGTTGCCATATTCATCTTTACCAGATTGCAATACCGCTGCTGTTGTGTTTCCCATCAATGTCACATTTTCCATCCACGCATAAGTCTGGATAGTACAACCATTGGAAGTTGCACCATTCGCACTGATCAAAGCTGTAAACAGCTTATAGCTGAGCGAACCCAAACCTTGCACATTAGTAGCGCTCCCCAATTCCACAAAATTTTTGTGATATATGAAGGGCACTGTCATCTCACCCCCCGAACTCGTCTGTGGATAAATCCATATATGAGGTCTCTGAGATGTCGTAACATAGTCGACCGTGGTTGAAGCCAAATTGAAGTTTCCGAATCCACTAGCTGGCGTGTAATAACAGAGGACAGCTCCGTAGTAGAAGGGAGAACAATTTACAACAACTTTGATATGCAAATCTCCTCTAAAATATGCAAAATTTGCAATTCTTGATTTGATAGCTGCATTGTTCAAGTACGCATACCAAGGATTAACCGAGGCATTTGTAAAATTGCTTGGAGTCCAAGTTGACGTAGAAATAAGTGTTGGTCTACTCAGAAACTCAGCAAGACCTAAATCGTGCTGGGCATCTACCACCTTCACGTCTTTCTCCAATGTTTTGAAGGAGAGAATCTCTCCGACGTTGGCATCCACAAACTCGGCAGTTTGGGACACCGTGACTTCAGGCTTAGTTTCATTAGCCTCTGAGCTAGTCATGCTCGTATCATATTGTTCTGTTGTTTCAGCGATCTTCATACATTCGGCAAAGGGTAAAAGATCAATAAATCCCAATACCTAGATTATTGTTGGTGGGAGACATCACCAGAGTGCAAGGTACACTCTTTTAGGGGAACGCCCAAGTCTCCTATCGCCCTCCGGGCCCATTCTGCCACATACAGGTAATCACCCTGCATTGTGACCAGTCACTGCCTAGAGGCTGGAATTTTGGTTTAGTGATACACCATCACCACGACCTAACCCATTTGGCCGTTGCGTGAGAAGCCTAATAAATGACTTTTTATACTCACAAGTTGTGCACTTCCCATCATACATTCTGGTTCTCTCCCCACGAATGACGAAGTCACAAACGATCTCGAGCACAAACGGATTCCCACATCTCTCGCAGGAATCCTCAAGACCGCAATAAAGACAATCAAGGTCTGGTTCGTTAAACCGACATCGCTTACAGAATTGACACTCTCTCATATCTTCATCATCTAAGTAGTTGACGAAGTAACAGTCAAATCCACACCTACGACACACAGTCCCAGATTGTTCCACTACTGTTTCTTTTGATCTGTACCAGTCAATATAGTAGTTCCAATCATGCAATGTTACATATTGTTCAACTTCTGTATCCTCTAGCACATACCGGATTAATTTATCCCAGTACAGAAACTTCTCATGTCCATGGAGAAACGCTTCTCGATGGCAATTCATAATCGATTGTGACAACTGCTGTTCCATTGACTCCACTTTCGAAGGAATATACACACCAAGCATCTTAACCATAGACGCTTCTTCAAGAGGTGCAACCCACCGTTGCAGCTCTTCTTCATATCTGAATCCTCTTTTCAGAAATGTCGCATCATTATACGTGATATAAGGAACAGATTCCTTATCCTTATCAGCCATAGTATACGTGATTCCCATTTCGGCAAGTTTGTCTTGAAGGACAGTATGCGTAAAATGTGCTGCATCCTTTACAGACGCAATATTGTCATCACCATAAACCATAACACGAACTTTGACAAAGAATTCATCACAGGCGCTCCGGACTTCCTCGTCCGAAGTAGCACCCGTCCCAAGTGCAAATACTGTCATAAGACGAATTATATTTACAATTCCATTAATCAATACAGTTAATGCTTGTCCAGAAGGGTTACATGTCAATCTTATTAGCGTTCCAAAGTAATCTATAAGTACATGAATGACATCCTCAGCACAAGCTCGCATTAGCGAAAGGTGTAGCTCCTCAGCTCCTAACCGCTCTGCAAGCTCTATGATAAAATCATATGCTACGTGTAATTCTTCTGATGACATTGTGATGTCAAAATTTTTGAAATCACCTGCAATTGCATCTTGAGAAAACTCAAACAAGTGACGATACAATTGATCCCATTGTGGCCCTGACGCATCCATCCCAGGCGCCATCATAAAGAGGAATGGGTTTCGTTGAACAAGACGAGCAAACCATAAGAAGAGTTGTCTTTGTGCAATAGTGAAAGGTAATGAGCTTCCATAAAACACACGTGTATTCTTTTCTTCTATCTTCTTAAATTTCCTGGGTTCATCTTTCAATGATGCCTTAGAAACTGGATTGGCTGATTGCCCTCTAGTCCAACAATCTAGAATTCGATTCAATACTTCTTGAATGTGATCTTTGATAAAACGTTCTTCATCCCAGTCACCAGACTCTGTGAACATATGTTTCTTCTTACTTTCATTCCAAGGAAAACCTGCGGAAGTTTTCAAATTGATTGCCTCCACAAAACGAACTCCATGTTGACCATTGATACTTGTACTCTGATCAACAATATGACACTCGTCTTCCCATTGTCCATCGGCAGCTTCCATGACATGATCTAGGTATGCATTCATTGCAATTCTCATGACCTTCTCATGTCTGTAAGCGCTAGCATGTTCCAAACTCTCAAAGTGTCTGTTCGATGCCTGATATGACATATCGGATTT